TGAAAAATTCAATACGGTTTTTGAGCTGTTCATTTTCTTCACGTAGCTTTCCATTGATACCAGTGATATTTGTCATACCAGCGTCCAATGCCTTGATCATATCCTCTACTTCACTCATCACGCAACCTCCCACTTGTAGTCGTCCTGTGTCATCACCGTCTCCATGCCGTCGTACTCATCGATGCGGTACAGAGTCCCCTCTGGGATCTCGCGTATATACAAGTCAGAGAAAACAGTGTCTGCCTCCTCACCCAGCTCCTCTACTACCTGCACCAAGACGGGGTCTGAACGATCGTTCTCCAGATCGAACCGAGAGAAGTTGTCAGGCACTGGCAATCCCTTGAGCTCCCAGTAGCGTGCGACTGCCTTGTCAGACAGCCCAAAGCCGCCATAGCAGCCGTTGTACACGATCTTAGTCATTAGTTATCGCTCACGAGTCTGTACATGAAAAACAATAGAGCACACACACCTAGCACTCCACAGAATGCCTGAATGGCGACGAGTAGGTTGGGTCCGATCTCTAGCATGTTTATCTCCATAGCTTATATTCTGATAGTAATACAGGGTGGGTATTAAGTACACCCACCCTGCTGCATAGCTGCTATACCGTTTCAGTATAGCTTAGAAGTCCCCTGGCGCCACCTGCAACACACGAATGCCCTGTGACCTGATAGCATCCACCACCTGCTGACGATCATCGAACCAGAGGAATGGAGTACCATAGTCCTCACTGATACGATTAAGCAACTCCACCTTGACGATGGCGTCAGAGCGATAGTCCAGGTGCGGTCGCATGTAGATGTCGTGCACGTAAGAGTCTAGACGATTCCTCTCCAGCCAAGTCCAAGTGACAGGACGGTAGTCCTCCTCGCGGCCAGTACAGAGAATGATGAGGTGCTTCTCGGACAACTCCATCAGCAACATAGCGACGTCAAAGATCTTGCCGTCATCCAGCATCGTGGCGTTGTAGCTCTTCCAGTCCTTCTTGTCACCCATCAGGTGGTGCTGGCGATGCCTATTGTCGGCGATGGTGCCGTCGATGTCAAACACCACGACACTCACTTGACACCTACAAACAGGTTCTTGCCCTCGATGCAGATCGTGTGGTCGATATAGACCCCACCCAGAGTCTCACAGGCAAACTTCAGGCTCTTCTCCTGCTCGTTGGCCTCGTAGATGATGAACCCCAGCAACAAGAAGGGGCCGACCATCACCAACGGCATTAGTATGTAGTCAACTATGATCTTCTTCACTCTCGATCTCCTTAATCATCTCGGCGATGTCATCCATCAGGGCGTTCAACACCAGCATGGTCTTGGGAGGAGCTTCCACTGTCTCCGCAGCCGCGTATAGGTCAAGTGCCAGAGACCACATCTCACGAAGGGTCTCCAGCTTTGGTACTATCAGCAACCTCACGCAGAGATGCGCCGTTGGATCTCTGCCAAGATGTCCTCATCCGAGTAGTCTGACAGAGTCTTGTGGCCGATCGTCTGCAACACCCTCTTGGCAAATGTCGACTTGGCGTTTGCCATGACGTACACATGTCGAAGGCGGCGTCCACCCTCTCCTGCCTCTGACCGTACCATGGTCAACATGCCCTGGTCACGGATCTCGCCAATGACGGCTGAGACCAAGCTGACGTCGATGCCCATCTCCTGGGACACTCGGGTGGAGTGGAACTCCTGCCCATTGCTGTAGTTGCGCTTGATGTGGCTGATGATGCGTTGTCTGCGTGACATAGTCTTCTCCTGTTTAAACATTATGCTGCCTCTGCGAACTCAATCGCAGTCTCCAATGCCTTGGTCTTGAGACCCTTGTTGTAGCCGTACCATGCAGAGGACAAGCGGCTGTCGGCGTTGCGGCCCATGAGATGGTCCGTCATGTACGTGACGGCGTTGAATGCCTGCCACCATGAACCCTCTGCGTAGTTAGCGCCTGGCTGGTCGTGCAAGACGTGCATTGCCAACTCAGCGTTGCGTGACTTCTCTTTCTTAGAGTCAGAGGAGGTCACAGGGAACACCCGTGTGAAGTACTCCACGATCGACGCGTCATTGAACCGCTTGGCACCCAGGTAAGCAGCCATCTCCTTGTAGGTGGCCAGCTTGTCAGAGGCGATGCCCAGCATCTGCTTGACGTTGTCACCGTCGAACTTGTTGCGGTGAGAGATCTTGCAGAAGTTGTTGGTGCCTTCTCCCAGAGCCACAGCCAAGGTGTTGTTGCACACCACGCGGGTAGGGGTAAAGCGAACGTCCGTGGAGTAGCCATACTTGTGGAAGTTGCTGAAGAGCAGGTGGCCCTCGACCTTGTCGCCACCAAAGAGCTCAAAGGAGTCCTTGATCTTGGCCATGCCCCACACGATCTTGCCGTCCTGCAGAGACCCTGCAGTGTGCATCTCCATGTCGCCAGCAGCCACGAAGTCGTTGAAGAACTCAAACGCTTCCTGGTTCTGCACTGGGTTCCAGTCGTCAGAGACCACGTCGATGAGGGCGTCGTCAAAGGACCGGACAAGGGCAGACTTGCCCACAGCGATCTTCTCGCCTGCAACCTCAGCGAAGGCAGGAACCTTGCGAACAGTCCAGTCAAGGCCTGCAGCTTCCAGCATCTGTGCTGGGGTGAGATCTGCAGGGACTGAGGTTCCAAGACCGTGCCATGGGGTCTCGCCAACGTATGCCATCTGGGCCTTGCCGTTGACCATCTCGATATTATGTGCCATTGTAGTGTCTCCTAATGTGTGTGGTTGTTAGACAGGGTCTCTGCCGAGCTCTTGTGCAAACTCTGCAGCAGTTTTAGCGTTATCAAAAGAGAGTTGCAACTCCCAGACGTCTGGGTCTCTAATGAGACACGTATATTCTTCGATCTGGGCTTTATGTGTAAGCAGGAGATCGAGGAGGTCACCGAGTACCGTTTCGTGCTCGAAAAGGAAGTGTTCTGTGTGTCTGGCCATCTTGTATCTCCATTCAGCTTATATTCTGATAGTAAGACAAGAACCTAGATATGTACACCACATTCTCGTCATAGCAGCCATACCGCTGGGGTATAGATCGGCCGGCCACAGCTCCGCCAATGGAGCAAGCAGTCGGCCCACATGTCTCAGGCAAAGGTCTCCTCAAGGGAGTAGCTATCCTGCTCTATGAGGTGGTCGAAGCGGTGTGCCAGCTCATTGGCAAGACCGGTGATCTTGTCAAGGAAGGCGTCTGCCAAGCCATAAGCGCCACCGTCCATGGCGGCAGAGTAGTTGGCTTCCATGTGGTCCAGAGCAGAACGAAGCTGCTCGATGCTCAGATAGTCGTACTTCATCATCATCTCCAAAATGTTTGCCCGGTGCTTATCAATCGCTGAAGCACGGCTAGCCATGATCCCCTACTGGGTGCTCTCTAGTCGCACCGGGCGCGCGGTCTTACCGCTTTCCTACATACGTCATCACGTAAGTCTCAGAGCCGTCTGGGTGCTTGTGGCACTTGGTGATGGCCCAACCACGCTTGTGGTAGTCCCGCACCTTGCGGGTGACGTAGGCCTTCTGGCCAGTAAACACGGTAGTCATATCTCAATCTCCATAATCATTATATTATCACTGTACGATAAGAACCTGATTATGTAAACACTATTCTTGTCATAGCTGCTATTCACCCATGGTATAGCTTATTAGTCTCAAACACCGTGATCTTATGGTACACACCACGGTCCTTCATGGACTCGCTGAGACGGCCCTCAGTGATCTTGCGGGCCTCAAACGCAGCGTCCTCATCGTCAAAGACTGCCACTACATGGGACTCACGGTAGGTAGGATCTACCTCAATGATGACGTATGACTGCATCACGCTGCTTCCCTTCCGACTGGACGACCTGCGAATGCCTCGAGTATGCCGTAGTACCATGCCTCATCGGAGTCCCTTAAGACTGCCAGTGGAGCCTTGCCTGAGGCCAGCTCAGAGAGGTAGCTACCGATCGTGTGGTTGCTCGCCAGCTGCTTGAGGAACTTGGCCTTGGTGAACGGCCCGCGGTGCTTAAACCGAGCGATGAAGCGAAGATCACCTGCCACCTCGTAGTACACGCGGTCACCGACAGTGACGAAGAGCTTCTTGTCAAAGTAGTTCATTGTGCGTCTCCCATGAAGAAGAACTCGTACACTGCACAGACGGCAAGGGTGCCGAGTGCTATCTCTATGAAGGGGGCGTAGGCAAGGAACACTGTAAGCATGTCAATCTCCATTCAGCTTATATTCTTACTGTACGATAAGAATAAGATAATGTACACAAAAAAGTGCGGGTCACACAAACTTTTTTTATGCGACCTTCAACATGCTGAGTGGTACGTTATAGGCGATGGTGTTGGGGATCTTCTGCATCTTGCCATTGTAGGCCGTGCCTGGGATCTCGCACTCCACCACTGCCTTCTTGACCTTCACGGAGATCACGACACCCTTATAGAGTGCACCCCGGCTGGTAAAGGTCACCTTAGTGCCCTTGGCGATGCTATACTTGACTTGCTTGGCGAGCTCCTCACGGCGAACCTTCACAGCCTCATAGACCGCGTTGAGGTCATCGATACCGGCTTCAGTGAGGATGTAGGTGAGGGTGAGGATACGATCGTTCATGGTAGTCTCCAGTGTGTGTGTTCAACTTATATTCTTACAGTACGATAATCTTCTGATTATGTACACAACTATTTTTAGCCTACGACAACTTTCTTTCGCTGGCTCCAGCTAGAGTTGGCCACGCCCATACCCTCAGAGGACAGACGGCTGTTCCAGTACATACGCATCACGTCGTACGGCTTCCTGCAGTTCCTGTCGATGTCATTCAGCATCATCTTCAGCTGCACAGGATCCTGTATCACCTCAGTCAGGTGCTCCTTCAGTACCTGCTTGCCACGCTCCAGTGGCAGTCTCTCCAGCATCATCAGTTCCTGACTCATTGCACAGACTCCGCAGCCATCTTAATCAGCGTCTTCAGCGCACGCATCGACGACTCAGAGAAGTCTACATCCATGTCAGACTCCATATAGTCCTGAATACGCAGTGCCCGATCCGTGTCACAGCCTACAACCTCAGCGATCATCTTAGTGTACATGTTCATGTCAGTCTCCATAGTGTAACCACAGCTTATATTCTTACTGTACGATAAGTTGAGAATAATGTACACAACTATTTTCGCTGTGACATAAAAAAAAATAGGTCCACAATGGACCTATCTTACTATCCGATCATCTCTTGCATAGACTCGTTTGTCTGTATGCAGATGTCCTGAATGAGACGCTCAGTAGTCTTGCCCTGACGCTTCAGATTACGCTCTACGAAGTCTTGTAAGATCTGTGCGATCTCCTCGACCGCATAGTCCTCATAGCCCTCGAGGTTGTCCAGCATGCTCTGCGTGTAGTCAGAGATCTTGAAGTTCAAGGCTACCGAGAATGTATTGCTCATCGTGTGTCTCCGCGTGTGTTTGATTTAGCTTATATTCTTACAGTACGATGATTTGTGGCTTATGTACACAAAAAAGTGCGCCTGACACGAATAAAATTTAGGTCCATTGTGGACGCTTTTGCGAAGCCTTACCTCGCGTTTGTTTAATTTAATGCGGTTTAAACTAGGTCCACTTTGGACCTATTCGTCATCGTCCTCGTTGATATACGGTGACTCTGAGTCTACCTGTTCTACAGGTTCTGGATCTGTGTCGATGACGATATTGCCGAAGTGCAGCTTTCCCTTTTCTTTGTATACCTGAAAGCTTTCAGGAAAGTCGTAGACTCTGGCAACCGGTGAGTTGTATGCGGTTCCTTTATCCCAACTCATGATGCCTATCGTTCCGCTGTCTACGTGATAGACATTCTCGTTGTTATCGGCGTATGTTCCGTCACCCCATTTTGTGTTGAGTATGACGAAGGTGTGGTCTGTTCCCTCGTATGAGCTGTGTACTGTGCCAGTCATTCCAAATGTGGAGATCATCTGGTCCCACACGTCCTCGTCGCGGTAGCATAGGTCGCCGATCAGGTATCGGCCTGCTGGTAGTGTTATCATGTGTGTGCATCCTATATGTAAAAAAGGTCCAGAAGTGGACCTAATGTGACCAGCGAGTCTTGTTTGGGTTGACGTAAGTCATGTGAGCCGTGTTGTTCATCGATGCCAGCTTACGGTAAGTATTGATCTCATTGACTAGACTCTCGAACACTGGCCAGTCATATGTCTTATAGTTATCGATAGCATTCTTGATCTTATCATTAGCCGAGTCCTGTGCAACCTTCAGTATATAGTCGTGCGGTTGCTCTGGTATACAGGCACAGAAATACTCGTAAGCTGCCTTAAACAACAGCTCGGCTAACTTTGCCGAGTCTCTTGGCGCGTCCTTCAACTCTAGTATCTTATGAGTCTTCATCGTATGAATATATCCTTCACTGTGTCCACATACTGGTCTTTCTGCTTCACGAATACCTGTGGTTCCTCATGGTCAACTGCTATAATAATCACAAACTGAGGGACAGGTATACCATACATCTCCTCCACCATCATTGCGTAAACCGTTGACTGAAGAAAGTAATTAGTGATCCACTCTTCACGTTTTGGCTTAAGAGATGTCTTGAAGTCGATGATAGAGTTCACGTTGTCGTACTCTGCTATCAGGTCAGAGGTTCCTGCTGCCTTAAGCGTCGGTGAGTATAACATGTGCTCGATACCATAGATCTTGCCTATATGCTGGTCAAGAATTGGCCGAATACCATTGAAAGTCAGTATATTTGACGGCATTGAGTTACGAGCGAAGTCCTCATAGTTGTTCAGGTAATTCTCACACAACTGGTGAACCGCAGTCCCTCGGTTGGCTGCCTGAACCGTGATCTTGCTAGCCTGCTCCTCGCCGACACGAGCTCTCCAAGCATCTAAGTGCTCTTTGCCCATGTGGTCGCCGATAATGGTGGTGACCGACTGATAGGTGCCGGTCGCACACTCATAGTACCGCTTGTCGTGCAGTGTCACTCTGGTGACCGACATGGCTGACAGCGGCTCGTGCTCGAATACTCTTCTCATTCTATAATCCTATCACATAACAAAACTAATGTACACAACTAATTTGGTCTCTTAAACGGTATTACGTTATCGACATATTCTCTCAATACGAACTTCTGCTCCTTGTGTCCGGCAGGCATCGGTGTACCCAACATCTGCCATATCTCTGACTCCATCACGACCGATCGGCCAGATTGTAACTGCTGCATCAGGTAGTCTTGTATGAATGCTGCCAACCACTCGGCATACGCTTCATTCTCATCCATCATGCAACTATCCCCAACCGATCCTTGGCTATAATATACTCCTTGACCATGCTGGATCGAACGATGTCATTCTCGTCGAACTCTACGAACTCAAAGCTCTTCATCTTGTTGATGATCTTCATGAAGTCCTTCAGTCCCTCTCGGTCGGCATACCTAGTGAAGTCTGACTGCCTGAAGTCACCACAGAATAGTATCTTACAATTCTTGCCGACTCTGGTTATAACTGAGTCTAACTCGTGAATAGTAAGATTAGCGATCTCATCCACAACAACGATACAGTCGTTAAGAGTAATCCCCCTAATAAATGAGGTAGATATGAAGTCGACAAAACCCTTCTGCTTAAGATACTCATAAGCGTCTGAGCGGCCAAACATCTCTGTGAATATAGACTGATAAGGTGCCTCATATACCTTTGTCTTCTCCTTGTTATTACCTGGTAGAAATCCCATATCTCTGGTCGGCACGACCGACCTAACAATAACCAACTTCTTAAACCTGTCAGAACCGTCGATGATCTCTCTCATCGCCATATAGCACGATATGAAGGACTTACCTGTCCCCGCTATACCATGCAGCATCATGTTCTTACCGTCCTCGTATGCCTCGAACGCACGCTGCTGGTTCTTAGTCATCGGCTCGATATACTTGAGCCTGAAATTTAACTTGACTATGTTCTCTTCCGGCTTAATTCCCTGCTGTCTTGCTATTCTTCTCTGTTTTCTCGTTAGACGCTCGGTTGTTTCCATAGATATTCTTCTTATTGGTTAGTGTTAAAATGTGTTTACTGTCGAGCGCTTAAAGCCTCGTGAGTTCTCCCTTTTAATTCGCTTTAATACATCACGAAATCCTGCGTCAGGCTTGGTCGCCACTCCTGACACAATTGCTGGGGCAGATACTAACTGCTGCACGTTTGCATTCTCTGCCAAATACTTCTCTAAGTCTGAGTAGCTCATAAACATCTCAAACTCCTCGCCCGTATCAGTGTTCATCAGGTTGTAGGTGGGCATGTCTCAAGCCTTTCTCGTCTAATAGGTCTAGTAGCTCAAGCTCTTCTAGATAGTCATAGTCCATCGGGTCAAGTCCCTCGTCCTCTTCCTCGATAAGGTTGTCGATATTCTTAGTGCGCAGAAGATACTCTACGCGCTTCTCTTTACGACTCTCCTTATTGCTCTTCTTAACGCCGTAACCGTCCATGTACTCACGGTCCGCATAGCGGTCGTTATGCTTGCTGTGCTTCGACTTGCCCATCTGACTTTTTTGGCTCCTCTCCTAATAGACCAGGGAATGATTCTGCTACGATGTCTGCCGTGATCCCCTTGTACGGCAATTTCTTCTCCTTGATGGCACACAGCAACAGCGCGTCGGCTGGTGTCACAGCCTCAAGCAACTCGATGAACATAGCCTCGCGCTGGGTCTGTGACCTTACAGGCTGACCGTTCTTTACAAAATACACGAGTCTACGCGCCTCTTTGTGAAGCATGTTCTCTTGGTCTTGCAGCTCGTTAGCTTTAAATGGTGGTTGACCCGGCGGCAATAACCACTCGAGATTAGGATGGAATGCACCCTGTAATACTGTCTTCAGTGAGAAGAAGTCATTAGCCTTCAGTGCCTCGACCTTCTCTTTACGTGACTTTAGCTTAGATACCTTCTCTAGGAACTCAGCCACACCTATAACCATACCCATATCAATACTCCTGAATGTGCTCTACTAGGTGCTTTAACCTGTGAGCATTAAAATAATCAAACAACTTGTCTCTGGTCTTTACTTCCTGACCATTGTATTCAGCCAAGATCTTCTCCTGTACTTCTTTAGGAATCATAGTAAGATCGATCAGAGTCTTATTACGCCAGTAGTTACGCCACTGAGGGTGATCGAACTTACCCTCTAAGCCCAACTCAATGAACGCGTCGATCTTCTTCTGAGTCAATGGCTTCTGTCTGCCACCTGTGACAAACACGTCGTCGGGCGACAACACGTTAGGGATACCGTCACCGCTATCACCCTTCAAGATGTGCTCGTCTAGGTATCGGTCAGGATTATCATGAGTGATCCACTTCTTACGAACAGGATCATACTGCTTCACGTTGCTAAACTTCTGCAACTGAATGAAGTCCTTGTCACCTGATAAGATCAATACGTCCTCGTCTACACTAGCAGTCACTAGTGTAGCTATGATGTCGTCTGCCTCACAAGTCTCGATATCGATCACCTTATAAGGAAAGAACTCCTTCAACTCTGCACGTATCTTGTTCATGCACTCAAAGATGCTTGCCCAATCAAGCTCTGACTTCTCGATATTCTTCTTGCGATTAGCCTTATAGTATGGGAATGTCTGCTTGCGCCAGTAGTTCTTGTTGTCACACGCGATGACTAACTCGCCGTACTCTTCGGCAAACTTACTGCGATATGATCTAAGAGAGTTCAACACCATGTGTCGAACCATATTCTCCTCAACCTGTGCGTTAGTGTGATTGCCTAACTGCATCATTAGGTTGGATAGCATTACCTGTGATAGGTCAACTATAATCATGATGTATCGGCCTTAGCCGTTTCCTTCCTCTGCGTTGGTGTCTTTGAACTTAACTGTTATCGCCTCAACGATCTTTAGTGTGCCGTACTCATCCTCATCGTCTGGTACGAATATATGCTCTGCGATGTCTGAGAATGGGTGATATAAGCCGTGATACTTACACAGCATGGCGCGTATTGCCTCGACAGCGAACGCGCCGTCCTTAATGAATGGATCCTCTTCTCCCTCCTCAACACCGAAGTCAAAGCCTGCAGCGTCTAGTCTGGTAAACAACATAGGCAACAGAACCTGTAAAGTCTCATAGACATGGTGCATCTTTAACTCATCGACCATGTTTTCCACGTCCTCGACGGACCTGGGCTCACTGGTATATGGTGTCTTCTGAGTAGGGAACTTGATAATGTTATCCATAATATTCCTATATTAAATCAAGTCTGTAATAATGTACACAGTTATTTATAGTTTGGGGATATGGTCGGGGTCACCCTTAAGATTGCTTGTACGTATCTCCTGAGATGTGGTATGCATGACAATCGAGTGGCAGTCCTCAACAATGCCATAGTTGGTCGACTTGACATGGATTAGTATATCACACAGGCTTTCACTCTTCATCTTACCACCGTCAAAGCCGACAAGACCAATGGTTGTGAATCCCATGTCTCTTGCCTGCTTTAATCCATTGAGTACGTTCTGTGAGTTGCCACTAGCTGATATACCGATGGCTATTCCGTTATCACGGGGGAAGTGTCTGAGCTGGTGACTAAACACACTGTCATAACCGATATCATTTGCCAAGGCAGAGAACAGTGCCATGTTCGAGCTCAGGCTGATAACGTTAGGAATAAAGTCTGTGTCTGTCAATACACCCTTTGAGTGATCACACGCAAAGTGGTCTGCGGTTGAAGCTGATCCACCGTTACCAAACACATAGACAGGCTTATTAGTATGAGCAGCCTGTGTTAGATGAAACACCATCATGTCGTGGTCATCTTGATCAATAGTGTCTAGTGCTTGATTAAGATACTGAATGTATTTGCTTAAAATCATATAGATAGCTCCACTGTCGATCCCTTGTCTGTGAAGTTAAACTTCATCTGTTGATAACCTTCTTCGGCCATTAGTTGAAATACTGTAGATTGTTTATTCTCAGGCACGTAGAACAACATGTAGCCACCACCGCCTGCTCCGAGCAACTTACCACCTAGCGCACCACCATCAATACCTAGTGCATACATAGCATCAATGACAGGATTAGATATTCCCTTCGATAACTTCTTCTTGATGCGCCAGCTCGTGTCGAGCAGTGCACCGAAGTCGTCTAGGTTCTCTTTCTCTAGATGCTTGAGTGCAACCTCGGCTATGTCTACAAGACTAGATGTCTCATTGATCGTAGTGTTCTGCGCGATGCCACCCTCTAGTCCCTTGACCTGCTCTGATAGTACAGATGATGCAGCTCGTGTAACACCGGTATTAAAGCACATTAGATTGCGGCTTAGATCGCCTATAGCTGATGGCTTAATGAACACCGGTCTGACGTCAACACCTGATGAGTTAAACCTAATCACGTTGAAGCCACCGAATGCTGCAGCATATTGGTCTTGCTTACCAATCGGCTCACCGCACATGTGTATCTCTATGTATGATGCAAGCTCGGCTAAATCTAGCCGCGTGGTCTTCTTACCAAGCATCTCGAACACAGCGTGTAGGCTACCGACAGTGAACGTCGAAGATGAGCCGAGACCGCTGCCTCGTGTGTCAATATCAGAGAAGCTGCAAAGCTCAACCTGTCCATAGACGTCGAAGTATTCCATGATCGCCTTGATACGGTCATGCTTGATGTCTACTCTATGATTAGTCAGCTCGAGCTGCGAGTAGATGATCTTAAAGTGATTGGCCTGACACTTATTGGCTGCGATGTATATGTTCTTATCAATAGAGGTGGAGATGACCATACCTGGATACTTGTTGTAGTATTGCGGTATGTCACTTCCACCCCCAAAGAAAGATATCCTTAACGGAGTCTTTGTAACAATCATTAGACTTTATACCTAAACATCTCTCTCTTCTTCAATGCTCTCGACTCTGCGTCTGGGTATTGCTTCAATAGACCCTGCATCATTGCAGTCCATTGGCTAGATACCTTTTGAATATTGAATCGTGCATCAGCGTATGACTTAACAAAGCCAAGATAGTTCTGTGCATTCTCGGTATTGACAATGTTAACTGCCTCATTGAGATGTGCATAAAAGATATTGGCGTGAGTATTTGGATTAGTGTCATATGGATACATCGATGTTAGCCCACCAGATGTGTCGGCCAATGCACCGAAGTTAGGATGCACACACAAGAGACCTGCACTCATCGACTCCATCAATACGCGGCAGCTCGTCTCAGCCCAGATAGATGGGTATGCCAAGATGTGTGCCTTGCTAACAGCTTCATGCAATACGTCATTAGGCTGGAATCCATGATAAGTCATCTTTGGATGATTGCGGATACGATCGAATAGTGCCTCGTACTTCTCGTCTGCATCTTCCCAACCATAGATCTTATAGCTAGAGAAAACATCGAGATGAATGTTATCGTGATGCTTTGTGAGTTCCTCAAACACAGGAACTAACACCTCTAATCCACGGTGTGGTGTCGAGAAATAGATAAGACGCACTTCATCCTTACTCTTCTCTACACGCTCGAACGGTTCGATAGGTGTCTCGAGTACAATAGCGTCTACTGTTTGTGGAAAGCCAAGCTTATCGACATACTGTTGGTATTGCCAGTTGCTCGAGAACACAAACTTATGGAAGCGATCACGGCTATTGGCATTCTGTAAGTGATTAGCCTCAGGATCTTCAGCCAAGTCATGCAGCCAGTATACACGGATCTTATCGTCTTGTAGCTCACGCACTCGTGCAGGAATAACCTGGAAGTTACTGGCTAACTCTGGATCAACCAAGGCAGCAATTGATCGCTTAGTGATCTCTGTGCCGCCTTGTGAGTTCTTTGAAATTTCATTCTCTTCAAAAGCATTATATTGTTCAGTCATATCATCCTCAAAGGTGTTTATCAGTTGGTAGGTTCTACCGAAGGTGGTGCCTGTCGTTCAAGGAACGCAGTGCGATAGTTAGTGTACTTGAAGTATTGCTTTGTCAACTCAATAACGATCACAGGATCGTATGGCTTGCACGAGAACACGTCGAGATAGATTGTATTATTCTCTTCTACGAAGTGTGCGCAGATGTTTGACGTCTCAATGAGTTGAACAAGAGTGTAACCAGCTTTGTTACCACTGCCAAAGTTAACTACCTGTGGCTCACCATATGGAACCATATCGATGTCTACAACTAATTGCTTTGCAAAGGCTGTGATATTCTCAGCAGATGCGATAGATGCTGCATCACAACCTGATGCGTCAAGAACGAGGTGATATCCCCAGTAGTCACTCATTTATCAGTACTCCTATGTACATTGTTTAAGGTGATTTTATTTATAGATCCTAAAGGCGGCTGCTTCGCCTGTGCGTTGTCCCAAGCATTCCCACTTAAAGCCGGTGCGATCAAGGAACTCTAAGAAGTTCTTATACTCATGGTCTTTATGGTCAGGATGCCCGTGTATCTCATCGAACACGATGATTGTACCGTCAACAAACCTATCCTCGAGTGTACGCATGACATAGTCAGTCGACGAGTATAAGTCTGCATCAAGGTGGATAACTGACAAATGGCCTGGATTATTTGCAGCCCACTGCTCTAGTGTCTCATTAAACCAGCCAATCACTAACTCAACATTATCTGCTAAGTCTGTTGGTGGATCACAAGCAAAGTACCCTTTACCAACATCTTCTTTCCAATCCTCAGGCAATCCTTGGAATGAGTCAAAGCCATAAATCTTTCTATCTGGTGCTGCAGCTGACATCTCTCTAATAGATTTGCCTTCAGCTACACCAAACTCAAGCACTAATCCATCAGGCAAAGCACGTGAGAATATGTCACTAAAAGTGATATTACTTGCCATGTTAATCTGGTTAATGATATCATCTTCATTATTGCCGGTGAGTATATGCTTAAGGTCTGCCTGCCTGCGCATAAAGTTTGTCTTATACACTTTCATGTTATAGTACTTAGACAACATTTCTATCACAGGTTCTGGATTAAACGATCTATTGACCATCATATCAAAATAGATCGTAGCATCACTTGGATTAGTGTAGATACTAATCATGCCAGTGACTAGAGCCTGATGTATAGCTAACGCATCAGAGTCTGGAGCATATTTAAAAACATTTGGATAACCTGATGCCATGATCGGATAGGCAGAATAAACCAACAACAGTTCTGTTAAAAACTGTTGTGATGTATTAAATGATTTAAGACTTTCTAGATCACAATCAGATCCTTCAACTGTATAGTGATAGCCAAAGGACTGACCCCATACTTTATTTGCCATATTATAATCCTATAGCCACAGACACCATCTGCTCTTTAACACGATCTTGCATTTTTTGTTCTAACTTTTCTGGATCCATGATAAACTTAAGCTTTTGCTCAGTAGTCCAGTCCTTGAGATAGTCGTTCTCTTTGTCGAAGAGCTGTAAGTACTCTTCAAATGTAATGTCACGGTGTCCAATAACTTGTTCACCGATCCACGTTTGAGACATCTCTTCAACCGAGTCATCACCAATAAAGTCCAGCACTAACTCACTAGGAACACCCTCTTCTTCACTAAAGACGTATGAGTGAGCAAATGTGCTGATAGTCGTTACTAGTACGAGTTTCTTCGCCATATTAGTATCCATCAATGATTTGTGCATATTCTACAGTGTCGACACGGAATGAGCGCCAACCATTATTTTGAAGGTCAAACACAGCTAACACTCCTGTATCAGCGTGCTTCTCGTGCTCTTCTTCAAGCTTAGCGAGTCTTTCCTCAGTAGCATATTGTGGAGGCAATAGACTTGGTTGAAGTGTGCAATGCATTGTACGCTTCTCACCATTGATCTTTGTAAAGCGTATCTCAACCGTGTGAAGCTTTAGATCGTTCATTAAGTTCTGTCTTGTATACTGCATTTCACTCTCCCTCATTAAGGACTTGCTTGTCACTCTTGTATTCCTCATTGATCTTCTCTTCCAACTGCGAGTAGCCGCCGATATGAAAGCCGTCAATGACAACTAATGGATATGTCTTGGCGTGTGGGAACTTCTCTAAGAGAGTCTCACGTGTAAAGTCTTTGTTGAGCATCTGCTCGTTAAATGAGATATTCATTGTCTTCAGCAGGTGCTTAGCACGCGTGCAATATGGACAGTCTGGCTTTGTGTATAGTTCAACGTGGTTAATCATAGTCTAGTGCTCCAATATAATTCAATCTCTGTGTCAGGGTCAAAACCATTTCTCATCATGTCTTCCCTAACTAGCATCTCAAGTTCACTGTATATCATAATCTTCATAATGTACACCTTTATTTTAGGCTAAGTTGCTGGTCCTTGATAGTCTTTTCATAGTTATTCATCTTGTCAAGATATCCACGGTTACGTAGCTCCTTGAAGACTAGGTTCTCGAAGCTAAACTCACCACCCTTGGCAATACCGGCAGATCTCATGTCTGCCATCTTCTTTCTTAGGTCATTAAACACACCGGCATCCATCTTGTTCTTAATCATGTCGTCGATCATGTGTGCATAGAACATAACCTTCTTCTTGAGATTCTTATCAGACTTAAAGTCTAGCTTCTCATGATTAGGCTTTTGAATCCACATGTTTCTCTTAAGACTGAATACGCCTTGACCAGATGCATGAGCTTGATTTATATCTTGAGCATATGGCTCGATAGGATACCCTAGTATCGTGACATTATGGGTCATTGTCCACAGTACTTTCTTGGCTTGTAAGTACTCGTCGACAAACTCTCTGTCAGGATTAATCTTATTTCTATCTATAAGCAGATGCACATCTATATCTGATTTAGGTGTATAGTTGTAATTTGTATTACCACCTATCATAATGATATCTTTAATCATACTTGGTTGTATTTTGGCAAACTCAGCCCATGTCTTCGCGAAGTCTAGTAGTTTCTGTCTAACTTCAGGCTTTAAGTCCCATCCATTCCATAATTTAGGATTCAGCTCGTCATGGTACTCAAGACTAATCTTAGTCTCATTGAGTGGAAGACCACGCTCCTCGCGAACCACTTTCTTCATAGTTTTTAATATTGACTTCATAGATGCACCCCTTTTAGATCATCTATTTATAATGGCGGAAGGGGTGGGATTCGAACCCACGGTACCGATTAAGGTACGTCTCGTTAGCAGTGAGGTGCTTTAGGCCACTCAGCCACCCTTCCTAATTCTTTGGTAAATGACTTCTACTAACCTTGGCTATGATCCAACCATTGTAGTAGTCATCTTTATTTAGCACGTCTGCATCAAACTGTGCTTTAGCCTCGTAATAAGTGCACTCGCCTTTGGTCTTACACAGCCTGAGTATCTCACGCTTAAAGTTACTAGGAGCCATGCCTTCACTGTTTAACTCGACTAATAGATCTTTATTAGATCCATAGTAGTCTTTCCAGTCAGACTCGACTAGTGAGCGCTTCTTCTTACCCTTAACTTGGCGTGTCTTTGACTTCTTTAGAAGCTTCTTACCTATGTACTTCTTATTATTTGTGAGGTTAGTTATTATATAGACAAACCCTAGATAGTTCTCTAGTACTTCTGAGTCTATTATATTACTATTAAACGTCCAAGGATTATCATAACTCATAATATCACTCCCGATGCACTTACTATATATGCATCGGGAGTGAGTTATCTATTGACTGTTATTGCTCGTCTTTTTCGTCGAGCTCTTCCTCATCTTCTTCATCGTAGTCTGACTCTTCAATAGTCATATTAGCTTCGATTTCATCATGAGCGGTATCAAATGCATCATCCATACCGACTACGTCGCCGAAGTCGTCTTCACCTTCAGAGATGAAGAGGTTGATTAGGTCGTGGTAAATGTTAGTACGTTGAGCTTCATCATCAACAGTGTCCTTAAGAATGTTGATGAGGTCTTCCATTTCTATGTCGGCCATTTATTACTCCTTACATTGCTTTTTCTTGTCGTCTGCGAGAGTCTTGAGATCCGTATCAGGGACCTTGTTCTTCACTGTCTTAGCATCAGGAATAGAGAATGTGATACCGCTTGCCTTCTCTACGTCGGCAACCGTCACCTGGTATTTAGTGAAATCAGTGTCTAGTCCATCTTTGTGTGGAAACAAAAATGCATATGTCTGCTTAGTAGTGTCGTCAGTAACAATCTTAAAGAGATAGTCAGGCACTACAACTTTATTAAGACCAATAGTCTTACCATTAGCCGAGTAGATATTACCAGCAATGATAGTGAATGGATGCTTAAGCTTATAAACCCATGCTCGCTCTGCAGACTCAAGGTTCTTCCATGTACCACGATTAACTGACGGTAATTGCGGGCTCATGTTAGACATGTAGAACGACTCGTGTTCAACTTGTGGATCCCATGACATGTCTGCATCATTAGCTAGATGACCTTGGTCATAACCAGATCCTGCATAGTCTGCAGGAGTAGCGTGACCTACTGTCAGAAGAGACTGGTCAGTTGCGAAAGCATTAGTACGAGGAACACAACCGATGGCATGGTCAGGTGTAAGTGTCCATGCGACCCAATTAGGAATCTTAGCAACTGGATCGGACTCAAGTATATAAGCATTACGACAAATAACAGGATGACCTGCGACCGTAGACGGCTGTCCGTAGGGTACCTGTACTTTACAAGTATCAACTGGTTTTGGTGGCTGTTGATCAGCGGCATATGCTGATGCAGCGACTAATAGACTAAAGAGAAAAACCTTTAAACGAATCATTATTAACATCCTTCTTAACGCCACCGCCAATATAGCTGGTGATCTCAGTTTCTTGTGGAGCTACTTGAACTTCAGCGCCGCTGATCCACTTCTGCGTCCACGGCAGAGGATTAGACCCGGTTTTGTATGGACAAGGAAGACCTACTGCAGTCATTCTCTTATGTCCTATCCACTCTATATATTCAACCAAAAGAGCTTCATTTAAACCTATCATTGAGCCATCTTTAAATAGATAGTTAGCCCAAGCTTTCTCTTGATTGACTGCATCAATAAACATCTTAATGCATTCTTCCTTTGTCTCTTCGCGTATCTGTGCAAAATCAGGATCATCTTGTGGTAGTACCTTAAGCAACTGCTGAGTTCCTGCAAGGTGAAGGTTCTCATCGCGAGCAATCAACTTAATGATCTTAGCGTTACCCTCCATCTTCTTGACTTCAGCAAATGCCCATGAACAGGCAAAGCTAACATAGAAGCGAACACCCTCAAGAATATTAACTGACATAAGAGTAAGCCAGAGAGCTTTCTTGTGGTTGTAACTTTCTTCGTTTGTATTATAACCATTCAAGTTATGGAAATTATTCATTTCAATCAAGTCATCGTAGTACTTGCTGATGTCACCAGCGCAGTCTACAATCTCTTTCATGTCCATCATTCCGTCGAAGATGACTGACGGATCAGCGTATACGTTCCGAATGATGTGAGTGTAACTACGTGAGTGGATAGATTCGCTGAATGCCCATGTAAGGATCCAGTTCTCGAGCTCAGGAAGTGAGCAGATAGGACTGAATGCTGCTGTTGGTGCACGTCCTTGTACGGAGTCGAGAAGGATTTGTCTCTTAAGATTGGAGGTAAAGATGTGTTGCTCATGCTTCGTCAATGCTTTAAAGTCTTTAGAGTCACGGAATACATCAATCTCTTCAGGTCTCCAAAAGAAACCAAGTTGAGACTGTGTAAGCTTCTCGAGAAATGGATACTTCTGCTTATCGTAACGTGCGATAGTTACAGGATCATCAAAGAATGCTTTGACTTTAGTTGGATCTTTATGATTAGTTGCATCAAATACTGACATTAGCAGGTTACTCTTGTTGGACAATTAGAAGAATAGCAGACCATAGCATCAGGTTCAGTTCTACCACACACCGGACATGCATGTGACCAAGGATTGTCTTGTGGACGCATATTACTCATTGGATTAAGAATATAAAATCTCACTGCCTCATTGTATCCATCTTTAAAGCCTTCTTTGTAAGCCTTAAGATCCTTAGTAGTTTGTTCATCCATTACCATCTCCCATCATCTATAAACATATAAAACTTAATAAAACCCAACTTCACAATTAAGTCGAGTACTAATCCAGGATCTTGATCGCTGTGTGTACTATAGTCAAAGTAAAATGACCATCTAGATGGATTTAGCAGAATAGTGATAATGATGTCAGAGTTTTTTATGTAATCAAGTAGTTTTGTCATCAAGCTTCGGTTTTTCATATTTTCTTCCATATGTAAGGTTTTGATCTAGTCTCACGTCCCTGTTGTTCCAGGTCCAACACTCACCTGTATCATTTTGGAAACATACCCACAATAGATCATGCTCCATTCCATAGTCGATGACAAAGTGTGCCCATGCTTTTCCCTTCGGTGTCCAGAAACACAAGGGTACGTCTAACTGTTTCATTTAGAATCCTAATCCGTTGTCGCAGACATCGTTGTAGTTACAGGTTATCTCCTCACCAGCCATGATGTCTCTAGCTGCATAATGTATATATTTAGTAGGACAATCAAGGTTAGGATCTTCACTATGATTTATAAACCTAACATTGTCTGCAAACATGATAAACTTTTTAAGATTCTTGTCATAGCAGTACATCCATATAAATGTCTCTCTGGTAATATCATCATATGGATAGTCTTCAGGATCAGGTAACCAACCATCAATGATAGGATCGTGCACCCATACAAGTGCACCTTCCTTAATATCTTGGTCTGCAAAGAGACTAATACCACGACCATCTACTTCAGCTAAGTATGTTCTAACCTTTAGTGTCATATCTTACAGGCCTCACAATCCTCGTCGTCAAGCTCACCGAGTGGAGACCCCAGATCAATCTCGCCTGCCTGATCGTTTGTGTTAAAATAGTAGAGTTGCTTTCCACCATACTTATAGAACATCAACATGTGCTGTAACATAGTAGACATAGGTATCTGCTCTTCATCATAGAATTTAGGATTGTATGATGTGTTTACTGATATTCCCTGATCGATAAATTTTTGCAGCACGCTAGCGATCTTAATATATCCTTCTGGGGAAACTTGCTCCCAAAGTAGATCGTACTTTCTCTTAAGGCGTCTGATCTCTGGTACGACTTGTTTAAGAACACCGTCTTTGCTCTGCTTAACAGTGATGAGAGACCTAACCGGCTCGATACCGTTCGTCGAGTTTGAAATCTGAGCAGAGGTCTCCGCTGGCATGAGTGCCATGAGCGTGGAGTTACGAATGCCATATTGTTTAGCCCTTTCACGTAGTAAGTTCCAATCCAACTTGTAATCAGGAGTTACAAGTTCATCTACTTCTCTCTTGTAGGTATCGATAGGCATGATGCCCTGGGAGTACTTGGTCTGGTTAGACTTAGAAGGAGCTCCCTTTTCAGCTGCGAGATCAATCGAGGCTTTAATGAGATAGTAAGACCAAGCTTCGGCGTACTCATGTATCTTCTTTAAACCTTCAGTATCGATATGCTGATAAGTGAGATCATTGCGAGCCAACCAATAAGCGAGATTAATAATGCCCACACCAAGGGGTCTTCGTGCCATGGTTGAGTTTCTGGCTGCAAGGACAGGATAGTCTTGATAACTAAGTAGCTCATCGAGAGCACGGACAATAAGAGTACAAGGACGCTCAAAATCATTTGGATCTTTAATCTTTCCCCAATTAATTGCTGCGAGTGTGCATAGTGAGATCTCACCGTCAGGATCATTAAGATCGTTGAGTGGCTTAGTAGGTAAGTCGATCTCTGAGCATAAGTTGCTCATGCGAATGGGTGCTAACTCCTTGATAAAGGAGCCGTGATCATTTGCATGATCTACGTTTTGTAGGTAGATGCGACCTGTATCCTTACGCTCTTGCATGAACGCAGAGAATAAGTCGATAGCCGATACTACTTTCTTGCGAACTTTAGAGCGCTCGTACTTTTCATAGAGTTCTTTAAACTTGTCCACGTCAGTAAAGAACGCATCGTATAGATCTGGTACGTCAGAAGGGCTGAATAGAGTAATATTGCCGCCTGTAAGCAGACGTTCATATAAAACTCGGTTGAACTGTACTCCGTAATCAAGGTGTCTAACACGATTATCCTCCGTTCCTTTGTTGTTTTTTAATACTAAAATGTCTTCTACTTCCAGATGCCATGCAGGATAGTAAAGAGTAGCTGCACCGCCTCGTACGCCTCCTTGGCTGCAAGACTTAACTGCTGACTGAAAATGTTTATAGAACGGAATAACGCCAGTGTGAGACGCGTCACCACTACGAATAGGACTACCAACAGCGCGAATGCGACCTGCACCAATGCCAATACCAGCTTTTTGAGAAACGTACTTAACAATCGAAGAGCTCGTGGCATTAATAGAGTCAAGGCTGTCGTCTGTCTCGATAAGAACACAAGAGCTAAATTGCTTTTGTGGTGTACGTAGTCCAGCCATGATTGGCGTAGGAAGCGATATCTCGAAATTAGAAACTGAGTCATATAGTTCTTTAATCCATTTTAAGCGGTCTTCTTTATAGTCTCTAAAGAGCACCATTGCGATGAGCATAAAAGTCATCTGAGGTGTCTCGTAGTATTTACCAGTAACACGATTTTTGACTAGGTACTTACCACGAAACTGTTCCATACCAGCATACGTAAGAGTGAAATCGCGCTTATGATCAATATAGCTGTTGAGTAATCGCAGATCGTCTGGTCCGTACCATGATAGGATCTCAGGGTCATAATATCCTCCATCAACAACTTGTTTAATATGAGTAGCAAGATCAATTGGATTAAAATCACCGTATACTTCCTTTCTCAAGTTGTAATTAATTAAGTTGCCAGCGACATATTGATAATTAGGTGTATCCTCAGAGATAAGATCTGCGGCTGCCTTGATGAGTGTCTCTTGAATGTCAGTCGTCTTCATACCGTTATAGAACTGGATCTGAGACTTAATCTCGATCTCACTCTCTGATACGCCCGTTACGCCCTCGCACGCCCACTCTACTACCTTATGAAACTTATTGAGGTCTAATGGTTCTTTAGTTCCGTTTCTCTTTAATACCGATATCATCTTATCTCCTATACGACCTCTAGTGTATCTTTTAGAGATGGGAACTCAGCAGTTATCTGATACCAAGCATCCCTAGCTATCTCTCTATGTTCTTTCTGCGTGCCATTACCCATGCGTAACTCACAGTAGTGTATCCAGCTTCGAAGAGAACCAGCCATATAAAGACGAGAGACAGTAAGACCTTCTGGCAAAACTGCACGAGCCTGTTCTTTTGCAATTCCATTTTTAATCGCCCAATGATACGCTTCTGTAAACTTAAAAGATAATTTTAATTGCAATCTCTCCCAATCCTCTTGCAACTTTTTATCATCTATTTCAATTGAGTTTTGTCTGTTTTTTGGATCTTGCAAACGGGCTTCACGAGTTGTGAATCCAAGGTCTTGCGTTGGGTCCGCATATCTCTGGCTAAATTCTTGGAAAGA